GACTACCTACTCATCTAACACTAGTTCTCAGACAGCAGGTGGAACTGCTTCTTTCGACAATAGACCTGCTGCTGCTCATGCTCGTTGGATCATCCGTGCTTCCTATGGTTCTTCAGCAGTTGCAGTTGGTGGAACTTCCCTCCTAGACGAGGCCCTTGAAGAAGTAGTTACGATTGAACTCGCAGAGAATGGTGCCTACTTGGCTAACGGTGACGTTGCTTACTACCGTATGCCTTGGGGTGCGACTCTTAGGGATGTCAGAGCCGCCCGTAACTCTGGCAACATGACGAGTACTACGACCATTACCATTACCGGATCATCGGCTGGAACTATCACTAGTGACTTGGTCATAGACGCTGGGGAATCTTCTTCTACAACTGCAACAGCGCCAACCATTGGCGTAACTGATCTGGATGACGATGAGGTGTTGACGTTCAACGTAAGTGGGGCCACTACTACCGATACTGGCCCCCTCGTTGTAACTCTCTACATGTATAGGGACGCCTAATGTCTGATAAGAACGACGTTATTGATATTGCTAGAAACTATCTTCGTGACTTTCCAAAGTTCTTTCAAGACACGTTTAGTAATGTGGGTCGCGTAGTTGACCTAGGACGACCCAACATCGACACGACTACGTTGTGGGTACGCAATCAGCCACAGATGGGCTCCCAAGAGACAGTAACCTATACAGTAGACGCACGCAACGGCATTCTCAGGATTTCAGATGACCTTCAGGCCACAGATACTCTGATGGTAGAGGGGTATTATTACGAATGGTTGACCCCATCTGACCTGTCTTTCTACGCGGATATGGCCATCAATCTGAACACGCATAACTTGCGTACTCCATTGGAGAATATGGCCCCCGCTGTCGTAGACGTTATTGGCATCCACACACTGGTTCAGGCCCTGTGGGGACTCATGTCGGAGTACAGCCGTGATATTGACGTCATTACATCTGAGTCGGTACACATCATGGCTTCCCAGAGGTACCGTATGGTGTCTAGTCTGTTGCAGTACTGGACCGAGGAATACAACACAAGAGCCAAGGCTCTTAACATTGGTCTTGAGCGTCTTGAAGTTGTCACTCTTAGGCGCGTCAGCCGTACTACTAACCGCCTTGTACCAATCTACAAGCCTCGTGAAGTTGGTGACTACGGTCCTATTGAGCGTGTGTACCCAGAGATCGATGAGGGCGTCATCAACATTGAAGAGGAAAGTGACGACCTTCGCGAAGAGGTGTACCTTGACGGCGAGCCCCCGCCCGGTTACTTGACTACTGGATACGACTGATGGATGTCAGCAGAGAACTAGGTCTAATCAACAAGCACATTCGCCATCGTAATCAATACGCAGGTGAAAGCGTTGTTTGGTACGAGTTTGACCCACTACAAAGCGATGGTGGTGGAAGCCTTTACGACGACATTTACGACGAGGGCGGCCCCGGTTCTACTGGCAGGATGTACAAGAAGGGTGTAAAAGTTCCCACTATTTACATCACTGAGATTGAGGACAGTTACCGAGCAATCCCAGAGGGACGACAGCCAGTGCAGAATATTCAGGCTACTGTGTTGTTTGAGGATCTCAAAAGAGCAGGCATAAATAATCCTAGAGAGTACAACCAGCACCTTAACGACATCTTTTTATATGATCATAGGTACTATAAAGTATCTGACTATAAGGCTCGTGGGCGTGTCGATAGTGAAGTCATAGTATTGGTGAACGGTTACGAAGTATTCCCAGACCAAGAGATGCCATACGATACTGGACCTGACGGTATTTTTGAAACCAGACTGTCTTGGCCTACATCGTTCCCTTCTTAAGTGTAGTATGGTTCCATCAGCAGACGCGCGTCTGCTGTGTTACTTAGCCACTACAACGCAGAACTGGAGAGAGGTCGTTATGATCGACTATAACCCTACGCTATCCAGTTCTAGTTTCATAGGTGGCGAGTTGGGTATCTTGAATCTTTTGGAAGATTTCGTAGAGAACTTTGCCTTGACAGTAATGGATACTGCCGATACGGCTGCTATGCAAGCGAGTAGCGCGCTTACCTCTAACGCTAGTGTTCACGAGGATTGGTCAGCGTTGAAACCGTACCTTTCTGCATACTTTGACGGTGATTCCTTTGTTTTTGGAGTACACCCAGCAGCAGAGGGTGCTGCTATGGAACTAGAGTATGGTTCTCCTCAAACGCCCCCTAAACCAGTATTGAGAAGCACTGCTATTAACAGTAGTACTTCCTTGGGTGCGTACATGAGTCAGAGTTTGAGTAAGGCGGTCCCAAGTGCCTAATCCGGGATTTACGCTTGCTGAAGACGCTGCTCTTAAGAAAAGACTACAGTCTTTGTACGTTAGCGACGACAGGGATAACCAGCGTGCGGTACAGGTATTCTTTAGGTACCCAGACGCAGAAGCAGAGAAACTATATCCCTTTATCACGCTGGACCTTGTAGACATCGCTTTTGCTAGGTCTAGGCAGTTGTCAGAGGTAAACCATTACTACTCAACAGTTTCTGAGTACTCCGGTGACTCTCTTACTTACTTCCCTTCTGAGTACAACGCTTCAGACATGCAGGAGTTGGTAGGTGAGGCTGACTACCTCAGTACTGATCAATTTGTTGCTGTAGACCTTACCTATCAGGTAAGTACCTATTGTCGCAGTCAACGACACGATAGGCAGTTGACCGCCGGTCTTTTGAGGTATGTATTCCCTATGCGAAGGGGATTTATAGATATACCCGAAGATGGCACAACACGCCGATGCGATCTACTAGACTGGCGTACGTCGGATGTCTTGGACCAAGAGACCGGCTACAAGAAGCGAGTCTTTAGAAAAGTTTACACAATTCAGATTAATTCTGAGATCCCACAATCTGACCTCGCCAAGTTGACGAAGGTTACTTCTGTAAGTGGTACACTAAATGAACACGAACAGCCTAATTACGTCCCAACCCCCTCATTCTCGGAGGAATTCTAATGGTTACTTTTAACAACGGCCCCGGTGTATATGTCAGCGAGAGCGCGCTTAGTTCTCTTGCCCCAGCAACGACCTCCGGTACTGCTGCGGTATTCTACGGCACTGCCGAGCGCGGTCCGCAGGTTGCTACTTTGATCACTGACTGGGCCTCCTACAAGTCCACTTACGGTGATCTCAAGAACGAGTATGACCTCGGTTACGCTGTTTACCACTACTTTGCTAATGGTGGTCGTTCCTGCTACGTCGTGCGGGTTACTGCTGAGGCGGGAGTCGCTGCTGGTACAGATAGTGCAGGTGTGGCATTCTACCCACGTGGCTTCCTCAGTGCTGACCTCACGGCTACTAGCGCCAGTGTTTCTCTTACCGACAACGTCGCAACGGTAGTCACCGACGCCGCGCACGGAATTATCGTAGGCGACACGGTCACCGTTTCTGGCCTCACCACCAATGCATTGAACGCTACCGATGTTGTGGTGACTGCCGTTCCCACGGCGGACTCTTTCTCCTACGCTCTTACGGCAGCCGACGTTGCTTCGACCGCAGATACTACTGGTACTGCGACAGTTACCGCTGCTAGCCGCACCTACGTTGCGTTCGATGTGGACGCTATTAGCAAGGGTGTGTGGGGTAATGACGTTACTGTGAGCGTCACGCTTGATCAGCGCGTATCCCCTACAAGTACGGTTCACTCCACTTTTAACCTCTCGGTAACCTATGAAGGGGTTGAAGTTGAGAAGTGGGTTTCGCTGTCAATCGACCCCAACGATTCGCGCTACATCGTAAACTACGTAAACAACTACAGTAAGTACGTACGTGTTTCAAACGTTAACCCGTCAGCGCCGTCACCTACTTCCAGTGAGACATTTGTAACCGGTGGCGTCACGCTTTCCTCCGGTACCGACGGCACAGTTCAGACTTCGGACTACCAGCGAGACGTTGATGCTATTGACACGATTCGTGGCAACCTCATCCTGAACGCCCCCGGTCGTACCGACGTCGTTACTGACCTGATTACTAAGGCTATTAACCGTGGTGATTCGTTTGTCATTATCGACTCCGCAGAGGGTGCTGACACTGTCAATGAACTTCAGGCAACTCCTTGGAGTTCGACCTCAAGTTACGCCGCTTACTACGGTCCCATGTTGAAGATGGTAGACCCCGCTAAGAGTGGTGTTGGCGCTATTCGCAATACCTATCCGGGTGGCGCTATTGCAGGTTTGTACGTACGTACTGAGAACCAGCGCAGCGTTGCTAAAGCGCCTGCTGGCTTTAATGCTGACATTCGTGGCGCTTTGGGTACGGTTGGGGTCTTCTCCGACTCGGAAATCGGAACTCTATACGACGGTAGCCCTCACCTCAATGTGCTGAAGCCAGTTGCAGGCGCAGGCGTGATCGTCAATGGAGCACGTACTCTTGCCCGCTCTGCCCCAGACAAGTTCATCCCTGTCCGACGTACTCTTAACTACCTGAAGAACTCTCTTAAGGAACTTACTGAGTTTGCAGTGTTTGAGCCTAACAATGAAGCCCTATGGCGTCGACTGAACACCGTTGTGGCGGGCTTCCTCGCAGAGTTCTACCGCGAGGGTGGCCTACGTGGAACCACTCCCGGAGAGTCCTACTACGTTGTGTGCAACAGCACCAACAACACAGCGGTCAGTATCGATCAGGGCATCGTCAACATTGAAGTCGGCGTTGCCCTCCAGTACCCCGCAGAGTACATCGTTATCAACCTCAGCCAGTGGACTGGCGGTAGCAACGCTGCCGAGAGCCTCTGACCTACTAAGGAGACATTTAAATGGCACGTTCAGCAGTCACTGATCCAATTAGGAACTTTAAGTTCCAAGTTGAGATTAATCCTCCCGCAGACTCAGCGCTCAACACCATTGCTGGTACTGAGTTGGTGAACCTCGGGTTCTCGTCTGTATCTGGCCTTACCGTTCAGAATGAAATGATCGCCTATCGTGAGGGTGGGATGAACACCCACCCTCATAAGATGGTTGGTCAGTCAGACTACGGTCCAGTTACTTTTAGTAAGGGCGTATTCTCTCACCAGAATGGTCTGTATGTCTGGCAGCAGTTCCTGCACTCATGGGGTCAGGGTGACATCGGCGCTAACGGTGGATCAACTTCCGGTAATAATGATTATCGTTGTGACATCGTTGTGCGCATCTTTGACCACCCAGTATCCTCAGGTAGTTACGCTCTTCCCGGTAGTTCCGACTCAGGAAACGCGCCTTCAACACCCGCAGGTGACGTCAAGATGGCATATAAGTTGCACAACTGTTGGCCCGCCTCTTTCGCGCTTGGTGATCTTAACGCTGGTGACTCATCAATTATGATTCAGCAGTTGGTCATTAACCATGAGGGCTTTGACGTCCTATGGAGTGACACCCCCGACGGTTCAGTTAACGAGGAAGATTTCCCAGCCTGATACATAACCCAAAAACAATTTAGGAGCATAAAGTGAGTAAAAAAGAAGAAGCCGACCTCATCAACGAGGCTATGGAGGACTCCATTCCTACTATGCCTGACGCCCCGCTCAACATTGTTACGTTGATGCGTGGCCTCATGCAGGAGACTGAGGGAAAGACTGTTTGGCATACAGATGCTGAGATCAGAGAATTAAACGGTGAGGATGAAGAGTACCTTGCTTCTTTGGAAAAGAAGAAGGGACTTACCTACTCTGAGTACATGACGGCTTTGTTAGTAAGAGCGGTCACCAAGATTGGCAATTACGAGATTGCTGGTGAACGTGGTAACAAGATTATCGACAAGTTGATTCTTGGTGATAGGGATCTTCTTTATCTGGGCATCATGAAAGCCACTTATGGAGATACTCGTCAGGTTCGGGTAATCTGCCCACACTGTCAGGTAAGTAACGACGTTACATTGGATCTTGATGAGGACTTCCCGGTCACAAAACCTGACTTCGATGTTAAAAAGGGCATCGTTATTAATACGTCTAAGGGAGATATCCGTCTGAGACTGCCCAATGGTGAAGACACGTTGGAAGTACAGAAGTCCACCAAGAGCGATGCAGAAATCAACACTATGATGCTCGCTAGGTGTACAATGTGGAAAGACGGAGAAGAACCTGACGACCCAGTCCGGTGGGCACGCACGCTAAACATTGCTGACCGCCGCAAACTGGTAGATGCCCTAACGGACATCGAAATCGGACCCAAGATGGGGGAGGTGGACACTCAGTGTGCAAGTTGCGAACAGGACATGCCTGTTCTTCTTGACTGGGTCTCCCTTTTACTTGGCTAATTTGACAGTTTTATATTGGGAATACGAACTCATCGCCTCTGTTTACAAAGGGTTTAGTCTTGAAGACATAAAAACAATGGCAGTTCGCCAGCGAGACTTTTGGTATCGTATGGCGAAGTGGCGTTCTTAGTAATGGAGGCAATTTATGGATGGTGCTGAGGCCGCAGCGGGTCGGCAGCAACTCATTGGGGGGCAGCACAGTCGCTCTCTTGCTGACGTTCGCGCTCGCCTTAACATCGATACCACGGAACTTGGTAAACTCAAGAAGGGTCTTGACGAGATCAAGGCTTCTGCCAAAGGTATCCGTGAAGAGTTTGACCTCCTAGCCAAGTCCGCCAGTAAAGCCGCTGACGCCATTGCTTCTACTAAGGGTGGCGGTGCTCAAGGTTACAATAAGAACACCATCAATCTTACTGACCCTAGTGCCGTAAAGTTGGCCCCCGGTAGTGTCCCAGCCCCAACCAGTGCTACTGGTGGTGCCGGTGGTGCTGGTCGTGCTGGCGCTGCTTCCGCTCTAAAGGGTATGGGTTTTGCCGGTGCTGCGTCGGTTGCCGGTCAAGTAATGGGTATGGCTAATCAGGCAATGGACTCACGCATTGCCCGTGGTACTGCTTACGCCACATCCGCTGATCGCCTAAATGTGCTCATGCAGCAAATGACAGGCATGTCTCAGATGCAGGTAATGCAGACTCGTATGCCTTCTACTAACTACCGTCTGGGTGCTGGTGCTCAAAATGCAATGATGCAGTTTGGTGCTGAGACTGGCTTCGACGTTATGGGTATGGGTGCTGGCCTAGAGGCAATGCGCACTTCCACTGGGTTCAGCAAGTCGACGGGTGATTTGCTCCAACAGCAGCGCCAGTTGATGGGTCCAGAAGTAGCCAACCGAATGCTGTACACGTTAGGCGTTAATGCCTACCAAATGGGTGGTGGTATGCAAGACCCATTCAAGGTACAGCAACAAGTTGTACAACGTATGGGTCTCGCTAATGAGGACATCCTAAAGGGTGCGTTCGCCCCCGGCTCGGTTACGAGAATGAGGATGTCTCAGGCTGGTCTTGGCGAAGAGATGCAAAACCAATACCTGCAATACGCCAAGCAACAAGTCGCCTATGAGAAGGCTGGCGGTCAGGGCATGTACGACCCCTCTAATAAGTCTCACCGTCAGCGTATGGGTATTGAGGACAACTTGGCTACCCAGCAAGAAGAGACCAGTAGAGTACAGGTGCAGCGAGAAGAAAACTTCATGCAACGCCAGATCGACAACATGGCGACTCGCGAAAAGATCGATCAAAAGTTGATTGAGGTTCTCGGTAAGTTGGAGGACACTCTAAGCGGAGTAATCGGTGCTCGCACCTCTTCTCAGTCGTTGATGCGTCTCGGCGGTAGCCTACTTAAAGTTGGTGCCGGTATATCCGCGATGGTTCCGGGTGGTCTCCCGTTAGCCGCTGGGCTGTTCGCCGCAGGTTCTGCCATCGGTGACGGTGACGACCAGAACACCGCTGGTGGACAACCTACGCCTCCAGCAGCAGGTGGTTCCGCTCCCCCTTCTAGCGGTCAATCAGACAGCCAAATCATGGTTCCGGGTGGGGAGCGCGGTTCCGCAAAGATTCCTCTTTCAGAACTCAAGCAGCAGCCACGATTTGCCAAACTGGATTCTCGTCTTAAAGAGAAACTCCTTAGGATGATGCGCGATAACCACAACATCGGCCTCAGCAGTGGTTTCCGTGATGAGGCCCATCAGGAGCGTTTGTTCTACGCTCAGATGGAGGAGACTGACGAAGCCAGTTCTCAAACTCAATGGAATGGTAAGTTCTGGAAATCAAAGACGGGTTACTCCTTTACCGCCCCTCCCGGACACTCTATGCACGGATTAGGTCTGGCCGCTGACATCTTTGAAGAAGGTGACAACAGGAGTTACGCGTGGATTGTGGCTAACTCTGAGAAGTACGGACTTAATAACTGGAAGGCTAAAGGATGGCGTGACGACGAGCCTTGGCACGTACAGCCAACAGAGGTTCCTCGTTTCCGTAGCCAATACTCTGGCGGAGGAGACGGAGGAGGTTCGAATGGTGATGGTACTTACGACGACGTAGACGGTGACTTTGGTAGGGCTAGATTCGTCAACGGGGAGTACGTAGGTTCCTCTGACACACCTATTGGCCCAAACTTCATGAACACTATGGGACTGTCTGAGGGCGACATCATCTCCCAGCAGGCATCCCAAGGTGTAAGTGCCTTAATGTCTGGAGGCTCAACCGGTTCTACGGCAGGCGGTGGCCGTTCACCGTCCTCATCCTTCAGGAAGATGGCTTCTGGAGGCGGCGGTAGTACAGGTGGTCATGGGCCTGCCCTAACAATCGAAGAGGTTGCACGAATCGCCAAAAAGGCAGGCTTTAGAGGCGATGCTCTTACCACGGCGGTTGCCATCGCAGGGCGTGAGTCAAGTTACAGGCCGGGAGCACGCAGGACCGACAACGACCCCGCCGCTATGACCGGAGACTTTGGTCTATGGCAGATCAACTCAGGTAATATGACACCGTCGTTCTTGGCTGCTGTGGGTGCAAGTAGTAGAGAAGATTTGTTAGATCCTAACATTAACGCGGCAGCAGCATACTATCTATCATCCCAAGGCACCAGTTGGAGTAGTTGGGGTTATACCCCCGGAAAGGGTTGGGATGCTGAGGGTGACCATTTGGCAGGCACCAACTACGAGGCTGCTGCTGAGGCTGTTGCTACTATTAATAGCGAACAGGGTGACCCTATGATTTCTCACGCTCCCACTAGGGGTGGGCGGTCAAGCGTTACTACGATTAACTCGTCCCCGAGCATAGTTGTGTCCCCCGAGATAAACTTCTACGGAAGTTCTTCCAATCAGGACCACAAGCAAATTGCTCAGGCAGTAACACGCTTGCTGCAAGAAGAACTTAACAATCTAAACTTTAGGACTTCCTGATGGCTGATTACAGAAGCGACCAATACTATAACTTAACTACTGCTGGGGAAGACAGCATTGTCCAAGATTCGGGCGTCGCTCGTTTGTCCGATGACGGAAACGTCAACAAGAGATTCTCGTTTCCTGACAGGACCGTCAGGACCATCAACCGTGATGGTGCGCGCAAGGACCACCTCCTACAGAGGGGGTACATTAGGTCACTCATCGACGAGAGTCAGGGGTACGAAGTACCTATCAATAGGTGCCGATTCCAGTTTAATCCAAGTACGTTGAACCAATACGTTGCTGCAAACACAGGAATGCTTAACGTACTACAGCAGGACCCGGCTCAGTGGGCTCAACCATTGGCTGCTGATGTTTCGTTTAACTTTCAACTCATTTTCGATAGGTCATACGAACTCAACTCACCAAATGGATCTTACGACCCCATTGCAGACTTAGAGACCACCAACGTGTGGGAGACCTTGCCCCCAGAGCAAATTGGTGTACTACACGACCTTGGGTTGTTGTTCTCAGTTATCGGAGTAGGAATCTCGGAGTCTCAAAAGCAGTATGTAACTAACCTGTTGGAGAACCGTACTGCCTTGGAGGCGGCTAGCGACGTAGACGTTTTGGCTGGTGAGGCAGAGGCATCCGTTATTGCTACTGGTGCTAAATCAAACATTCCTACTCTATTGGAGTTCAACGTCGGCAACTCAGGATTCCTGATCCCCCTACCTGTTAGAGCGGTATTTTCGTCTCTATATATTGTTGAGGGGCTAGCAAGAAGCGTTGGAGTTATCTTCACTAAGTTCAACCGTGCCATGGTTCCAATGCGTTGTACCGTCGATGTGCAGATGGAAGCCAAGTACATTGGTTTTGCTAAGAAGAAAACGTTCTTTACTAACGCTCTAGAAGAAGCCAAAGATGCTGCTAGAGAACTATGGGTCGCAGAGCAGGAGCAGAAAGAGGCCGTTCATACAGCCGCTTCCAAGGTTCTATCATCAATAAGTATCAAGTCTGTGAAAGATTTCGAAGTTATTAACAGCAGGGAATACGATACAAATAGTTACTATATACAGGATCTAATAGAACCTGCTAGCACCGATTCTGGTTATGTGACAACTATAGCGCAGTTAACTGACGCTGTGGTTTGGCGAAAAGATAATGATGGAGTGGACCCCATAACTGAGTTTTTCGATCAGGGATACCAAGTGTCTGTAGAAGTAGACGTGCATCAAACATTCTACCGCTACTCAGAAGAGTTAGTAGAGTTGGAGGGCACTGCGGTTTTCGAGCCTCTTGAACTTACCGGCCTTAAAGGTGCCACAAGTAGTGAGCGTGCGGAGGTTTTTAACATCGCTAACACGCCTAAAACTGCTATAAGAAGAGGGACTGACATATATATAGCCCCTATTTATTACTCTAGGACTAGTGCCAAGCCACTGTATGGAAGGTACTCAAAAGAGGACGCTGTAAACCTCTCGGCCACCACAAAGGAAGAGTGGATAGCACTTAGTGGGTTTTTGTGCGCCGCACCCGGTCGTCCTTGGAACACGAACGGATCAACATTTGGGTACCTAGGTAACGACTCTGATTTTTATGACTATAATCGTGACGACTACTACTTCGCCATTAAGTTTGGTGGCACAGTGACTGTCAAGGTAAACGGTTATTCAATTACAGGTACAATTGGTGTTAATTCAGACCCAGATTTTAAATTTGGCCACATAGACGCCCCTTCGAGGTCAGCAGGTCTGGGAGCAGACATACACACTGGTCTAAAAGTTCCTATCTATTGGCCCGCTTTCGTTATGGACGAAGTCCCCCCTCAGTGGGAGGGTGACGTTGGCGATACTAGTACCTCTGCTACTACATTGGCAGACCTTCCAGAAGACCTTATCCTCAATGACCCGGGTTTGGCCGGAATGCTATTAGATGGTTAGGAGATTGACTGATGGCTTATTACGATGCTAACTCAAGATACAGTGTTAATACCGACAGGCGCACATCCACTAGGGCTCCCCTGAACCTTGCTAAGAAAAGGTTTTCTTTGTACACAGTAAAGGCAGGCGACACTTTAGAGAACATTGCTTCCCGTAGATTAGGTAGCCAACGTAGGTATTGGGAGATTGCTGACATGAATCCCCAAGTAAAATTCCCAGTAGACCTGCCCCCCGGAACAGTGCTTAGGATTCCATTGTGATATTAAAGAAACTGTATGGAGTATCCCCTGATCTGGATATATCCATCGGGGACGTTCCCGTAAACTACGAGTCGCTAGGGTATTTGGAACTGCACCTGTCAGAGAACCAACATGACATGCTCGTCTTGCGTATGGTGGGACTTCCCTCTCAGGCTATTACTGATTACCTAGACAAGGGTGTCTACCTAAGCATGGGCACAGGGGCTTCCTACAAGCAGGTGTTTTGTGGGTACGTGACCGACGTGCGCCCCAAGAGTGTTACTGGTCAAGGCTTCATCAACGACAGTCCGTTTCAGGAAGCAGACGTAGTCTGTTTAGGGGCGTCGTACATGATGCGTGGTAAAAAGAGTAAAAACTGGACTGGATATAGGCTGTCAGAGGTAGTAGAGGAAATGTCTTCCCACTACGGATTTAGTGCTGACGTACCTAACTACGAGCCAGCCAGTGGAACATTGACGCAGACGAACGAATCTGACTGGCAGTTCTTGGTAAGGTACAGCAATCTATTGGGCTTGTCTATTAACGCA